TCTTGGTGCTGCGGACTTATAGCCGTAGCCACCAGTGCTTACCTTGTCGAGGTCATCTAAACATGCTTCAAGGTTCTTAATAATTTTTTCAATTTGTTCTCTCATTTTTATTTCTCCTTAGAAAATTTCACAGGATCCACCACCGCAGGCGATTTCCCCAGACAAATCAGTTTCATCTTCTGTCTCCATAACTAGATCTAGGTTGATGTTTTTGACCAAAGCAAGCATCTTTTCATAAGTTTCCTCGTCGCAATCCTCAAATGGGGCTTGGACATAAGTCCCACCATCATGGGGTAGAACTGACAATCCGTTATAGCAACCTCGGTTTTCCCACATCCATTTTCCTGTCTCATCCCACTCATCATCTTTGATGGTGATGGTAGCAGAAACATTGTGAGAGTTTGATCCTTTGTGATGACCACCTTGTATCCATTCCTCCGAGACTTTCTTTACCCTTTCAAGTAAATCAAAAGCTGTTTCGTGGCGAAGGATGGCTCCTTCTGGTGCTTTCTGTGGAATAGATAGGATAGCCGTGTCGTGGCCTCTGAACTTACAGTCTTCGACTAGCTCCGGAATGTTCTTCATAAGATAGTTATAAATTGCTTCGTTCTTTCCAACTCGCAGTCGGCGAATATAGTAATCATTGTGCCAAGCGTGGATTCCACTTGATGTTCCAAGAGCCAGAGAAGTTGTTCCTGCTGGCTTTACACAAGTCGTTCTTGCAGCCGGGTTGATTCCAATTTGCATGGCAACTCTTCTGTTCTCCATATTGACCTTTAAGCTTGCTTCTTTCAGATTTAGCTTAAGAACTCCACCAGATGCTATACCGGTCATAGAAACTCCAATAAGGGCTTCTTTTTCCGTTGTTCGCTTCCAGATAGGTCGTAGGTAGTGGAAGTCGGTGTAAGAGGCTTGTAGGGTGCCTATGAAACTCGCAGCGATTGATCTCTCGTTGAGTTCCTCTTGTGTTTGAACATCGGACACATTAATCTCAACCAAATTACAGAATTGATTCGGTCTCAAACCAATCTCGCAACATGGATTGCATCCCCATTCTTTATCGTTAGAGAAATAGAAGCCTGGCTCTCCTGAACGAGACTCTTCAACACGAGTCCATAGGTCCATAAATGTTGACTTATCAATTTTGTGTCTCATTACAACTACGGAGTTGTTGGCTCGTCCTCGTTGAGGATTGAGTTCCCACCATGCTCCTGCTTTCGCAGCGATCATTTCTTCGTCGTCAGCCGAGAACAAAGATATAAGAGCAGCCCGACGAATACCTCCCGCCAAAACAGCATCCGCAATATAGCAGACGATATCATGTACTTCGATAGAAGTGAGTTGGTCTCCGTTTTCTTTCCCATCCAAAACACCCTCTACTTTCACAAGGCACTCACGAAGAGGTTGTGGTCCGGGTGCTTTGCCTCCTGATGTAACTAGTCTCGCACCTTTCGGACGGATGTCCGAGAAGTCAAATCGGAGTCTTGATGATCCCTTGAAATACGATGTAATTAGTGATTTAACGGCATCGGCCCAACCTTCAATAGAATCTCCGATTAAAAATCGTCGACTTCTATTAGATGGCTTGTGTATCTCTGGTAGTTTTTCTACATGATGTCTTTGTACGGAATAACCGACACCAGTTCCTCCAAGAAGAAGAAACATTATTTCACCGAATACACGATAGTCGTCAATTGGAGCATAAGCACAATTGAAAATCCTATTCGGAGAAACTTCGATTGGCTTTCCACCAAACTGCATACTCCTCATGGATGGTAATACCTTCTTGCTAAAAACATACTGATATGCATTCGAAATCTCACTTTTTAGGTGGGGAAATTTCTTGACATGCATGTCCATGTTTCTTGTAACAAGCTCTTCCCAGTTTTCCCGACGCTGCTTGGCATCGATGTATTTAGCATACTTCATGTGGACGGTTATGTCCGATAAAATCTTTTTCTCTAGATCCATTTAATTCTCCTATTTCCGTTGTAGCTGGTTATATTTTTCTTTTAATATCTTTTTTGCTTCGGTTGTGGTTTGCATTTTTTCAACACTTTCGTTTCTATCGAGGATACTGATTGACACATCGGACCAATCAACATGGGCATCAAATACAATTCCATCGGGGCCATTTCTGTTTTTTGCTATGAAAATCCTTCCTTTGTTTGACTGTTTGTCTAATGTTGTTCGTGATAAAGAAAAGATGAAGTCCGCCACAAAGCACTTGTTAAATGCTTCAGAGATTGCCTCCATTGTAATGACCTCTGCGTTTAGTCCTCCACGATTGGTTTGTGAAGCAGTCCAGCACGGGATGTCGTAAGTTTGAGCCAATCCTCGAAGGCCTTCATAAGTCTCTTCCAATTCATGTCTCTTCTCACTACTACTCCGTACAGCCCGCAATAAGTCAGCATAGTCCACCAAGATCAAGTCTGGTTCAATTCCTCTTTTCCTCAACTTTTCAATGTGATTCTTAATGGTTTGAACTGATGCTGATTTTGTTGGATACTCTTTAATTATTAGGGTGCCATCTATATCTTCTATCTTTTTTAAGATTTCTTCTTTTTTTGTTCTGTGCTCTCCGAGGTTAACTTTTGAGATGCAGCAATCAAATCTCTGACCAACCACGGCGTCTTTAAGTTCCAAGGTATAATAGACCACAGTTTTTCCCTCTAGAAGTGCTCGAGTTGCCAAGTGAACTAGTACCATGGACTTACCAGCACCAGTTGGTGCTACGACAACTCCAAGTTCAGAGTTTCCTAAACCTCCTTTGCAAATTTCATCCATCCGTGGCCAACCAGTTGAGATTGGATTTCTTGCTGCGAGTTCGAATCGTTCGAGGCAGTCCTTGTGAAAGTCATGACCAAAATTATTATCAGTTCCCAGCACAAGAGCATCTTTGATTAACTTCTCAATCTCATCAAAAGAAGAGTTGTTGAGAAGCTTTGCTGATTGCATCATAGCACCTTTGAGAGCTTGTTTGCGGCAAAAATCGATTGCTTTGTCTTTTACATATGCCGCTTCCTCCACCCCATCGGATGTGTGTATTCTGGCATAGAAGTTTCTGACCAATGTTGCTGTTGCTTTATCATGGTGATTTAATTCCGTTCTTAGCAAGGTCATCATGAGCTCGGTATTTGGATGTTGGTTATATTTGTTTCTATAATTGATTAAAGTTTGTGCAAAGATTTGTAGATACTTTATTTCAAAGAAATTAATGTCTAAAACCTCTATGATTTGATCGAAAAATGGTCGATCTTCCAGCATTATTTGGCATATGTTCTCTTGAAATCTCTTTCCAAACTTAGAAAAGCTTTCATTCTTATTAGGCTTATTCATGTGTCCTCCTGTTGTTGTCCTATGTAATTATAACCCGTTGTGTATTGGTTGTCAAGTTAAAACTATCTCTTTATTCGCCGAAAAACTTGTTGTAGGTCATTAAAGTTCAGGTGACCCGCAACATCTTCGAACAACATCTGTGTGAAAATAATTTTATTAAAAACTGGTTCAAAGTCCTGTAGAGCCTTATCGATCATCATTCTATTGATCGGGCGAATGTTCGGACTATAAAGTTGCATGATTCTATAGTTGTCTTTAAGTAGTTGTTCTGAACCTGCAATGTTCTCATGAATTTTCATTTTCTTTCCTACCATGGCACAGTCCCTTATTATGTCTCCCACCTCATAGATGTCTTCACGAATTAAGTAAGGAAATCTTTTTGCGATAGTTTTAAGGCCAGCACCTCTTACACCAGGAAGATTGTCTGATTTGTCTCCGGCTATTGCCCTGGCAAGAGCAAAGTTTTTGGGATGAATCTTAAACTCATCTAGGATAGATTGTTTGTTAAGGGTTTTCTTTTGAATTGGGCGATACACTGATATATCATCAGCACACAATTGAAAGAAATCTTTATCTGACGATACAATAACTTTGTTCCAGCCTTCGTAGTGTTTTGACTGGACCACATGGGCGATAATGTCGTCGGCTTCTGTATAATCCGCCACCAACTGAATCACAGGCATCAAGTTAAGATACTCCATCAGTCTAATCTGTTGATATCCCCTGTTAGCAGCCTGTTGGTCTTCTGGTAGTTCAATCATCCTTCGATTAAAACGGACGGGCTTACGACCCGCCTTGTAGTCTTTATTCATCGATCGCTTTCGTTGGGAACCTTCATGGCCATCCCAAGCAACAATGACTTCGTCGGCATTAAAGTCTCTTGAGACTTTTTGTAGGGATTTTAAAAACCCAATTGTGCCACCAACCGGATAACCCTTTTTGTTTAGATGCGGAGAGACCACATATGATCTCAAAAACATGTTTAATGCATCAATTATTATAACATTCTTCATTCGTCCTCCTGTATGAATCCTAATTTTTTATCCTCTTCGTAAGCACATGCTTTACAATAAGTGCTAGTGTTCTCTAGGTTTTGGTATTTTATTGTTTCCATAATCCAGTTTTTTGTTGCTATCGTCTTTATTTCTTTTAAAAGGCTTTCGTTTAAGAGATTTCTTCTTTTGGCATATTCTTGCATTGTTTCTGGTCTTATGTATTTAACTGGTGATTTAAATGAAGTACCGCATTTTTCTTTTGACATTACCACAAGAGGAAAGCACAAGGTGTTCCGTTGAAGAGCAGAAGAAAGTTGTGGCGGTGGCTCATGAACTTTGAGGTAGTGGTGGGTCTCCTGGAGTCGACCGCCCTCTTCACGGTACTCTATAGTCTTTCTTCGTTCTTGATTGTAGCATTTAAATTCTCCGCTTTTCAATTGGTGGAAATTTATTGAACCACATTCGGGACAACCATCGACAGATTTTTCTGGATTTTCTGAGAGATTCCATCTGCCAAACAAGATCTTTCCATTTGATTCCATACTTTTTTTTGCGATTTGAGAATGTTCCCAAAATTTCTTGGGGCGCCATCCATGTTGGATAATCAGATTTTCTTTAGAACCACAACATTCGCAAGAATCTTTTAAGATTAGTGCCCTCTTGTCTTTCCATTCTTTTGTACTCCATGGTTGATACCTTTTAGCCGAAGACTTGTTTTCGTTGAAGAGGTCCCAAAAAACTTCAACGTCAATCAAATCCCCTAAAAACATATCACAATACTTCTTCACCTTTTTCATTTGTCCTCCACTTTTGTTAAAATCTTTAATTCTTCATCGTAGGTGAATAGCACCCTGTCTTCTTTAAAGAAGTCCCAGCTTTTCTCACTACATATAGACGAGCTTTTATCTGGGAATGCTTCTTGAAATATCCAGTTTCTCCTCACCATGCCGAAACTTTGAGGGCTGAAATGAACGTAGTTTGGAAACCATATGTGGTCACCCCTGAATACACACTCGAATGTGTTTTTATTGTCCTTCATTTGTCCTCCAAAACTGTGTATGTGTAGCATATTTTAGGAAAATGGATCTCAACCGAACCATTCTTTTGTGTTATTATAAATTTGTACTCAGAATCTTCCAGAAGAAGACCTATAATGTCCTTTCCTCCATGTTTGACTAGCACCCTCTTCATAATTGTTTCCACCCTTTATACTTATAATATAACACGATTGGAATAACTTGTCAAGTGTTTTGGATAAAAAAAAATCCCCACCGGATTGGTGGGGATCAAAAGGAAGTACATCATGAAAATAACAGTTTTCACCTTTAATTAGTCTGCGGAATCAATGTTTACATTCTTTCCCTCAGAATCAAACTTTCCAATAATCTCTTCATCCATTATGTCAAGGACAACCTGTCTAAATTCATCGTCTTTAAGTCTGTCTAACCACTGGGTTCTTTGAAACTTAAACTCCTTTCCGCTTTTGGAAATAAGCCTGTTCCATGATCCAGGTTTAAATCGGTCAGAGCCCGATAGTCGGATTGCTTCAAGCCAGGATTCTTCATCTTGAATCCCAACACCATCACCCCATAAGATTTTGAAACCACATGTTCGACCTTCCGATCCAAATCGTGATTTCTCAACCTTTACTTTTACTTCA